CCGCCGCGGCCTGAAGCTCCACGAGGAAGGCCGGAGCGGCGACGGCCTGAAGCCCGAGACGGTCGCCAGGGCCAACAAGCTCGCTGCCCGCGAGAACATGAACGAGGACTGGGTGCGGGAGATGAACGCCTGGTTCGCCCGCCACGAGTCGGCGAGCAAGTCGCCTGGGTGGGACACGCCGGGGGCCGAGAAGCCTGGGTTTGTGGCGTGGCTTTTGTGGGGCGGAAACGCAGCGCAGCGGTGGTCTGCGGCGAAGGTCGCCCAGATGGACCGCCAAGAGTCTCGGTCGATGGAAGAGAACGTCACGCCGCCGAAGCGAGCCCTCTACAAGGCGCTGGAGGACATCGCGGAAATCCACGGGCCGTTCCCGCCGACCGACGTTCACTATATGCCGAACAGTCCGTTTCTTGCTCAGGGAATGAGGTGTGCCAACTGCATCTTCTACGAAGGTGGCGGCGGGTGCGAAATCGTGCAGGGAAGCGTGTCGCCGGAAGGCTTGTGCCAGCTACACATTATTCCAGAGGTCACGATGAGTGAGTCGGAGAGCGAGAGCAGAGAAGGTGCGACGGCAACCGTTGAGGAGGAGCCTTCGGCTCCTCAACTCGATGTTGGCGAACCTTCGCCGGTATCGGCCGCCGAATCCAACAGCGTGCCAGTCGCCGAGCCCGATCCGGTCGAGGCGATTCTGGTCAAGGCAGCCGAACTGAACGCTGCCGTGCTGCGGACTCGTTTGCGGACGATGTAGCGTATCGCATAGGCTACAAGTATTGACTACGCATCGCGACGGAAGTCGCGGTGAGCAGTGCGAGTGGCGTGAGGATTCACGACGCGGCGCGCTTGCGGGAACCACCCGCCGGCCGCCGCATTTTTGTTTGCGTTGGCCGGCTCAACTTCAGGAGCCAGAGCCAACATGGCATCGTCGAATCTCAAGCGTCTTCAGGAACGTGCTGCGGCTGTGGCCGCGCGGATGTCGGAGCTCGGCTCCATCGAGGAGCGGTCGGCCGATCAGACCAAGGAGCTCATCTCGCTCGGCACTCAGGCCGACGACCTGAAGACCTCCCTTGACTTCGAGGAGCGGATCGCCGCGAAGGAAGCGGAACTCCGCAGCGTGGTCGAGAAGGCCGCTCCGGCCCCCGCCCCGGCGGTGGAGAAGGCCGCTGCTGTCGAAGAGAAGCAGAAGCTGGAGATTCGGTCGCTCCTGCCCCATCACACCCAGCTTACCGCGTTCAACGACGACGCCGGCTCGGTGGAAAGTGCCTATCGCTGTGGCCGGTGGCTGCGGGCTCACATCTTCAAGAATGCCGACGACCTGCGGTGGTGCAAGGATCACGGCGTCGAGAATCGCGCCCTCGGTGAGAACAACAACGCCTCTGGCGGCGCCCTCGTCCCCGAGGAGTTCGCGAATCGCGTGATTCGTCTCGTCGAAACCTACGGCACCCTGCCGTCGGTGTGCGAGAACGTCACGATGACCCGCGACACGCTGGTCATCCCGAAGCGGCTGACCGGCACGACTGCCTACTTCGTCGGCGAAGGCTCGGCTGTGACCGAGAGCGAGCCGACCTACGGCAACGTGTCTCTCGTCGCCAAGAAGCTCGCCGTCGGCTGCCGGATGAGCACCGAAGTGGTCGAGGATTCGGCCGGCGTAGTGGGGTTGGCCGACGCAGTGGCCGCTGAGTTCGCTCAGTCTCTGGCCTACAAGATCGACCTCTGCGGCTGGCTCGGCGACGGGACGCAGGGTGAGTACGGCGGCCTTCGCGGCATCGTGTCGAAGATCAACGAGGCCGCTCATACCGCCTCGGTGGTCAACGCTGCGGCCGGCAACACCGGATTCGAGACGCTCGACATCGAGGATTTCCTCGGTGCCGTCGGCAAGCTGCCGATCTACGCCCGCCAGGGCGCGGCCTGGTACGTGTCTCCGGCTGGCTACGCGGCGAGCATCGCCCGCCTGAAGTACGCCGCTGGCGGCAACACGGTCGAGAACATCGGCAGTGCGGCCGGCGAGTCCTTCCTCGGCTATCCGGTGCGGATGGTGCATGTGATGAACAGCACCCTCGGCGCGGACAGCGGCAAGGTGAAGGTGCTCTTCGGCAACCTGTCGCTGTCGAGCATCTACGCCCGCCGGCGTGACTTCTCGGTGCGTCTGTACGACCAAGTGTACGCCACCACGGATCAGCTTCTGCTCCAGGGCACGATGCGGTTCGATGTGAACCATCACTCGCTGGGCAGCACCTCGGAGGTCGGCCCGGTGGTCGCCCTCAAGACCGCCTGAACCACCCTCTAAGGAGTACCCAAGAAGATGATCCACGCTCAGAATGACAAGGTCGTTGCCGCGCTGCCGGCAGGCGTGACCGCCTCCAGCGAGACGGCCACGATGACGATCGACACGGTCGGCTATGACCACGCCAGCGTCACTGTGATGCGGGCGTCGAATGCTGCAACAACCTTCGCCAGCGTGCTGAAGGTCGAAGAGTCGGACGACAATTCGTCCTACGCGAATGTCACCGCCCTCGTTGGCGGCGGCGTTGGCGGCTTCACGATCCCCGCGGTGTCTGCCACTGGCAGCGTCTCGGTTGTGAAGATGGACATCGATACGAAGGCCCGCAAGCGGTATCTCAAGGTCAGCATGACGCCGAGCACCGCGGTCAATGTGGCGATGTCTGCTCGCCTGTCCCGTGGCGAGGTGTCGCCCGAGACGGCGGCTCAGGCTGGCGTCATCGGTTTGGTCAAGGGCTGATTTCCGTCCAAGCGGGACGGCCAATGACCGGCCGATGAAGGCGCAGGGAAGCGCGCCCGCTCCTTCAACTAGGAGCGAATGATGCTGCTGCGGATTGGTAATGTCGAGGCTGAAGTCAAAGTCGCGGCGGTGATGAGCACCCCGCGACTTGGCTTCACCGACAATTTCTTTTGTGTGTCGCAGGCTCTGGCCCCGCACAAAATATCCCCCATCAAGATCACCGGAGCCTTCTGGGGTCAGTGTCTCCAGCGGGCTTTCGAGCAAGTCATCGACACGCACGACGTCATTCTGACGTTCGACTACGATACGATCTTCACGGCGAAAACGATCGAGGCGCTTCTTGCCTTGATGATGCACTCCGGTGTCGATGCGATCGCCCCGCTCCAATCCAAGCGAGAGGCCAACGCGGTCATGTTCTGCCCCCTCGGCCACAAGCCGGAGGACAAGCTGAACGTGGACGACGACTGGTTCTCGAAGCCTGTGCAGCGTGTTCGGACGGCCCACTTTGGGGCGACGTTCCTTCGGACTGCGGCCCTCAAGAAGGTGCCGAAGCCGTGGTTCATCGGCAAGGCCGGCGACGACGGCGGCTTCACGAGCAACCACGTTGATGAGGACATCGCATTCTGGCACGCCTGGGAGGCTGCCGGAAACACGCTCGGCGTCTCGACGCACGTCAGCGTCGGCCACGCGGAGTTGATGATTACGTGGCCCTCGCGAAGCGTCGAGGGCGGCAAGGTTCACCAGCACACGACGGACTACTGGAACAACCAGCAGTCGCCGCCAAAGGAAGTGTGGGGGTTCGTGGCATGAAGGTACGCATCAAGAAGTCATTCGCCGGCTACCGCATCGGGCAGGAGTTCGAGTGGGGCGATGGGATGGCAAGGATTTACCTCGGTAGGGGTATGGTCGAGGAAGTGACAGGTTCGGCCGCCGAAGCTGTCACACCCCGCCCTAACACTGAGGAGCCGAAGTCGCCAGCCCGCACCAGAAAGGCCACTCAGAAATGACCGTCACCATCCGCTACGGCCTGCCAGAGCATCCATCGAGCGGCATCACGCCGTATCGAAGTCTTCGCGTCCACACCGCCCCGACGGTCGAGCCCGTGACGCTCGCCGAGGCGAAGGCGCAGGCGAAGGTGGATATTTCGGATGACGACGCCTACATCTCGTCGCTCATCACGATGAGCCGCGAATACGTCGAGTCCATCCTCGACATTTCGATGATTACGCAGGTGCTGGAGGCCCGCTATGACACGTTTCCGCTCTGGGAACTGATCCTGCCGCGGCCGCCGATGGCGCCGCAGACGGTCACGGTCATCTACCGCAACGAGGCCGGCGTAGACCAGACGATCACCTCGGCGGCGAGTGCCTTTCAAGTGGACTCCTACGCGACGCCTGGTCGGATTTACCCGCTCTACAACGGCGTGTGGCCGGCGGTGCGAGGCGACGAGAACAGCGTCACAGTGCGATGGACGGCAGGCTACGGAGCCAGCGGCGCGAGCGTGCCGGCAGTTCTCAAGCAGCTAATCCTGCTTCAGGTCGCCCACCTCTACGAACACCGGCAGCCTGTGGTTGCGGGCTATTCGCAGGTGCTCCCTGTGCCACAGACTTTCGACACGCTGCTGGCGGCGAGCGGCTGGGGCGGCTACCGATGAGCGTCACGGCACAGGTTCGAGCTCGCGTCACCGCACGGCGGGCGACAACGAGCGGCCTGTCGGTGGCGGTGGAAGAGCAACCGATCGAGTTCAACGTCGATGTTGGCGACTGCACGAAGGTGTGGAGCGACCGCAGGGCGTTCCCGGCGGAAGGCTTTGACGAGATCGACTTCGCAGCCATCGGCGTGTCGGCCGTCAAGCTGCTGGCGGTGAAGAACCTGTCGGCAACGAGCCAGATCGCCTTGTCGGCGGGCTGGACGGGGTCGCAATTCAGTGTCTTCAGGCAGGACGTCACGTCGTGGAACTTCTCGCCAATGATAAACCTCGGAAGCCTGACGCTGCGTGGGTATCCGATCCGCGAGGGCGGGTCGATGCTCTTGTCGTGCCCGAATTCAAGCGGCTTCGCGACGACGAGCGGCGGGAGCATCCTCCGCATCGGCGGTACAGCAGGCCAGCAATACGAAATCTATGTAATGGGGGCATGAAATGCCGCTGAATGCACAACTGACGCTGTCGATCCTGGCTCACGAATCGTCGAGCGGCGACCTGTCGCGGTCGCTGCGTGCGACTCCCGTCTCATACGCCGCGTCAATCGCCGACGGCACAGGCGCAAATCAGGCACAGGTTGTGTGGAGCGCTACCCGCACGCTGTCAGGCGCATCCGAAACACTCAATCTCGCCTCCCTCGCCGACACACGAGACGGCTCGCCGGCGACGGTAACGATCACCGCGGTCAAGGTCGCCTACATCAGAAACAAAGGCGCTTCGGCAATCACGGTGGGCGGGCTGCCTATCACGTCCGTCGCCGCCGGCGCTGCCGCTGTTCACTGCGACCCGTCGGCCGCCGGCCTTGCTGCCGGCGGTGTGACCGTGACCGGCACGGTCGGCGGCACCTACGACGTCGTTCTCATCGGCGAGGGCTCCGTAGCGTGATTATTGGGAAGCTCTCTGAGCGAATCACCATCAAGGCTCCAGCCGAGCAGCGCGGTCTGTCCGGCGAGGCAACGCTGAACTGGGATACCACTGTCGCCACCGTGTGGGCTGAAGTCGGCGGCCTGTCGAGCCGAGACATCCTGCAAGCCCAGCAGGCGAACGTGATCGCGACCCACCGCATCCGCATTCGCTTCCGATCGGACGTGACGCACCTGCACCGCGTTCTCTGGCGAGGCCGAACGATGGAGATCGCAAGCGTCGTGGACCGCAGCGGTCGGGAGTACCTTGAGATTCTGGCGCGGGAGGTGACGTAGCATGGCCGTCAATATCCCAGGCACGCTGCCTCGCGACGTTGGTGGCGGACAGACAGGCTCTCAGCGGGCCGGCGGGTTCGTCACTGTCCAGACGTCCGGCGTCCGCGACCTCGCCAGATCGCTGCTTCGGGCTGCGACCGCGATGGGCCGCGACGCGACGAAGCCCCTGACGGACGCGGCCAAGCAGGCCGCTGCGCCGGTCATGGCCGCCTACAAGTCGAACATCAGCGACGTCACCGGCAACCTGAAGCGTAGCGTGCGCGTGCAGGCCGGCAAGAAGAAGTACGAAGGCGTCGGCATCGCCGTCGCCGGCCCGATCCACGTCGTGAACACCGACGAGTGGGACGTGCTCAAGAAAGGTGCGGGAAATCACGCCTGGCTTTTTGAGTTCGGAACCGGCCGGCGAAAGCCTGGTTCGCAGAACCGACGCACTTATGTCAACGTCCATCAGTCGATCAACGGCAAGATGAACCGCGTGGCGAACGAGCGAGGTGGCCTCGCGTTCGACAACGAGAAATTCGAGAAGATGGGCCGCGGCTACTACTTCTTGATGGGCAGCAAGAACGTCGCCCAGCGCAAGAGCGGCAAGGGTGCGTTTGTGCCGGACGGCAGGGGCGGCACGCGGCCGTATTACCTCGCCTCCGGAGACACATATGGCGCCATGAAGCCGAGCCACGCGATGGAGAAGGCGATTCAACAGGCGTCTCCGGCCGCCCTGAATGCCCTCAAGGCCGCCATCAACGTCCAGATCAACAAGCTCACGAGGTAGGCCATGCTGGTCAAGCCAGAAGATTACGTCTACCACAAACTCGTCGGCTCTCCAGGCGTCGCCCAGTACGTCGGAATGAACGTCTTTCCGATAGCCGTCCCGAACGGCGCCGGCTTCCCGTTCATCGTTTACAAACGGCAGAACATCACGCGGGAGTCGCACCTTTCTGGGCCGATGTTCCTGCCTCTGGTAAGCCTTCAGATTGCTTCGTGGGCATTGTCACACGACGCCGCGAGGCGTCTTGGCGACGAGGTCCGGCTTGCGCTGGATGGAGCCACCGGCACGCTCGCCGGGGTTACAATCGAAGATATGAGGCTGGTGTCCGAGACGGACGACTACCTCGACCCGACGGCCGTGGGAGCCCAGCTTCCTCCGGCCTACGAGGTCAGGCAACTGTTTCAGATTCGGTGGCAAGAGTCCACGCAGTAAAACCTACGCGATTAGACTTCACGCAAGGAGGCGTGTTACATGGCTGGCATTTCGTCCCAGGGACTGACTTTTACCTTCGCTGGCTCGACGCTCACCGTCACCTCCGTACAGGTCAATGACACGCAAGACCTCATCGACGGCTCGCACCTCGGCATCGCCCCGAACGGCCGCCGGGAGTACGTCGGCGGCTTTGCGACCGACCGCGAGGTCACGATCGACTACATCTCGAACGTCATCCTCACCGCTGGCACGTCCGGCACGCTCAGTATCGCCGGCCCGATCAGCTTCAGTGGCAACGGGACGCTCGCGAACGCCTCGATCGGCGGTTCTGTCGGTGCCCTCATCTCTGGGAGCGCGACCTTCCGAGTCGCGTAACGCGACGTGGCTGGGTTTGTAGCTCAAGGGGCAACCTGTACTTTCACGCCGGCCAGTGGCGGCAACGCGGTCACGTTTCTCGTGACGCAGTTGTCCGTCACTGAGCCGCAGGCCGAGGTTGTCGATCTGACTCCGGTCAACCACACCGCGACCGCCGTCCTGCACCTCGTGCCTGGCGACTGGACGGACCACGGCGCGGTCGAGATTGAGTTTGTCTGCGGCACCGCCACGAAGACGCTTCGACCAATCATAGGCAAGCGCGGCACGCTGCTTTTCAACTCGCCTGGATACAGCGTGTCTTTGAATGCAATCGCAGTCGGTGGCTCTGTAGGCGCCGGCGTTAGCGACATCGTGCGTGGCAACGCTTCGTTCCGCGTGACCACGTACACGGCTAGTTAGGTTTTCTTCCCCCTTTGGAGTGCTATTTGTGGCTCTGAGCAAGAAGGACATTTTGTCCATCAATGACACGAAGACCGAGGCGGTGGTGGTTCCCGAGTGGAACAACGCCACGGTGTGCCTGCGGACGATCAGCGGGCTGGAGCGGGAGGCGTTCGAGGAGTCTTACGCCGACCAGAAGATGAAGAACTTCAGGTTGCGGTTCCTCGTCAAGACGCTGTGTGATGAGAGCGGTGCGCGGCTGTTCGAGGACGCCGACATCGAGGAGCTCGGCAAGAAGTCGAGCACGGTCATCAACCGGCTCTTCGACAAGGCGTGGAGCCTGAATGCGTTCACGCCGGAGGCGGTTGAGAAGTTGGGGGAAGCCTAGACCTTCGCCCCGAGAAGTTGTTTCAGTACCGGCTCGCCCTTGCTTTAGGGATGTCGGTGCGAAGGTTGCTGATGGAGGTTGACAGTCGCGAGCTCGCCACATGGGCCGAGTTCGACCGTCGGTATCCGCTAGAGAACCCTTGGCGTCAGACGGCGCGGATTTGCCGCGTCATCATGGCAGCCAGTGGGAACTACAAGCGAGTGCCGGAGGAAGAGGTGTTCATCCCCGCCAGCAAGAAGCCGACACAGTCGCAGGAACAGATGTTCGCAGAGTTGATGAAACTCCAACAGTGAGCCAAGGATGGCAAACGGCTACATCGGCAAAATCTCTGCGATCGTCACGGCGAATACGTCGGACTTGTCGAGGAAGCTGTCCGGCGCGGTTGGCGACGTTAACGGCTTCGCTGTCAGCCTGAATGCCTCGCTAAAGCGACTTGAGAAGTCAGGCAGCGAAGCACTGAACGGCCTGTTTACGCCGCTTCAGAATCTTGAGCGGAAGTTCGCGTCTGCGCTCCAGTTCAACATCCGCACCGACAGCCAGGTCGCGCAGCTACGCCAACTCGTCAGCGTTGCAGAGCAGGTAAACAAGCCGCTTGAGAAGGCTGCCGGGTCATTCTCAAAGCTGTCGGCAGAGGTGCAGGGCGCGTTCCTGCCTGCACTCAATAGGGCGCAGACTGCTGTCGTCAATCTGTCAAACACACTCCAGCAGCAAGGCAGCGTCTCGGAGCGATCTTTTAGGCAGGTGGAGAGCGTTGTCGATCGGACGACGCAGGCGATACAGCGAATGACGCAGGCCCAGTCGCTTGTCAGCGGGCTTGCAACTGGAGGCGAGCTTCGATTTCAGCAGCCAGCCCTTGTTCAGCAGGCCACAAGAGCAGCGGAACTCCAGCGGGGGGCCGCGGAGCTTTCGCCGGAGCAGATTCAAGGCAGCGGCATCGCCTCCATCGTCGGGCGCCAGCGACAGGCAACCGAAGAGGCAGAGCGGCTCCTTGCGGTTCTCGAAAACATTCGACTCACACGAAGCGGTGACGCGGCCGCGGCCGAGGCGGCGTACAACAAGCAAGTCGTCGCAATTCGCCAGGTCAACGACGAGCTCGCCAACGAGATTGCCCTTTCCAAGCAGGCGTCTCGCGCTCTTTCTGTAGTTGCGCAGCCAAGAGAGAGAAGAGGGGTTGGGCTCTTTGGGTCGCAGGCCGGCACAGAGGAAGAGAGGGCTATCGCTCGCGCCAGGGTGCTTGACGCAGAGTATCGAAAACTGCCAGAGGCCGCCCAGGCCGGCCTTCGTGGACTCGCCAACATCGCGGCCAATGTGGCGAACGGCGTGGACGCCGGAACAAGCAACGCCGATCAGCTTACGGCTGTTCTTGACAGGCTAGCCCCTCGAATCAGAGAGGCAGCAGACGCCGCGCGCGACCTTGCTGACGCTCAGTTTCGGCCGATTCAAGGCAACCCGACAGGCCCGTTCGGCCCACTGCCATCCGATAGCACCGATCTTCCGCCTGGTTTTTTGGCAGACCGCGCAGCCGGAGCGGCCAGGAGCTTTCTTGGGACAGACATCAACGACTCGTCTCGTCAGATCGACCTGCTGGGCAACTCTGTTCTTTCACTGAAGACACAGATTTCTTCGCTGCCGCTGTCGCTGAGGACCGATCTAATTCCGGCGATCAAGGCAGTCGAGCAGGAGTTCGTGCGCCTCGCAGCGCTAGGACCGAGTGCTACGGCAGAGGAGATTGACAATGCCTCGCAGAAGGCGAGAGAGCTTGAGCGAAGCCTAAAGCGTGCCGTTTCAGTCTCTCAGTTCAGCGGCAGCTTTGGAGATTTCATTCAGGACAACGCCGCTGACCGCTATCTTTCTCAACTCAACACAATTCAGTCCCAGCTTCTCGCCGTAGGCGCGACAGCATCCGGCCCCGTGGCGTCTGCGGTTGAAAGCTATCGCAGGGCTCTCGAAGAGGCAGGAAAGGCCGGAACGCTTGGAACGGCAGATGTTCAGCGCAAGCTCGATTCGTACATTGATAAGATTGCAGCGGCGGCCGTTGCGACCGGAAACTTCACTGCCGCACAGGCAAAGGCGTTTGCGGCCAGCGCCAGGGGCGCTCTCGCTGGCGGCGACGTCTCTCGGTTCGGCGTGGACAAGCTCCAGCTTGGGCTTCAGCAGGCCGCGTTCGCGATCGACGACTTCTTTAGCGTCACAGGCGACTTCCAGCAGCGTCTACGCGCAATCGGCAACAACATTACGCAGCTAGGCTTTATCGTCGGCGGGACGACTGGCCTGTGGATTTCGCTCGGCACTGTAATCGGCGCCCAGGTGGTCGGCCAGATCGTCAAGTGGCTGTATCAGACCGACCTGCAAAAGGCGAAGCTGAAGGAGCTCAACGACGCGCTACGCTCGCAGGAGAACGCCGTCAAGTCTCTTGCTGATGCGTATGCGCGTCTGGCGAGAGAGATCGCAGGCGCAGGCGCCACTGGATTTGAGGCGAGGGCCGCGAGTCGCGACGAGCGGATCGCAGAAATCCGCAGAGCCGCCGAGGAACGCCGCCGCGAGGACGCAACTGCACTATCGCCGGAAGTTGCCGGCATCCGCGGCGAGCGAGCTCTCCTTGAGCAGCGGCTTGAAAACGAGGGCGACCTCCGCAGGCGAATTGCACTCCAGAACCAAATCGACCGCAATCGTAGGCGAGAGCAGGCAGCCGTGGCTCGCGGCGTCACCGCGCCGGACGCCAACGCTGTCCGTGACCAGCTTATAGCGGCAGAGCAAGAGCGGGTCCGTCAGACTCAGGTGCGGCTCAACAGGGCTCGGCTGAGACGCGACCTCGGCGGCGAGGCACCGCCGGGGGAGGATGTAGCCACGCTTGAGCGAGAACTGCGGCAGCGACAGGCAGACCTTGCCGCCAGGCGCGGGGCGGAAGCAGTCGAGAACAGGCGGCAGCAGTTAGCACAGCTTCGCGGGTCGCTTTCAAGCCTCGAAGAGCAGCGGGCTGGAGTCGTTCGGAGCGGAGCACGCACCGATGAAATCGACCAGGCTATTGACGACGTTACTACGTCTATCCGCCGTATTGAAGCCAGCCTGTCTCCGGCCGTCCAGAAGGTCGTGGAGAAGATTACGCGAGGCTCGCTGTCAATCGCAGCCACGCTTGAAGAGACTTCTGGAATCATTCGGAACTCTTTAGGCGACTCAGTCGAAGCAAGGCAGATTCGTCGAGAATCTCGGGCCAGCGCCCGCGAAGTCAGTCGCCTGCAAAGGGCCGCTGGCAACGCGGCAACTCCTGAAGAAGCAACGGAGATCAGAGCCTCGATTGCCCGCGAGCGGCGGCGCGCGGAAGACCTCAGAAGGAGGGCGCAGGCCGTCCAGACTGCGGCAATCGTTGACCCACAATCTCTCTTCGGCAACAGGCTTGAGAGGGCTCGGTCAAACCTACAAGAGGCTGGGGCTCCGCAAGGCATTATTGCTCGTCGATCTCGGGAGCTTGAAGCCCGCCGCGCCGCACTTGTGCAAGACCTAGACGCGGAGAACCCATTTGTTCGTCGCCGCGCCGAGAAGGCGCTGCCGGCGCTCGACAAAGAGGTGCAGGCGCTGGAGGCGGCGACGCTGGCTCTCCGTCGCTTCTCGGAGGCCCTCAACGCAGCCGCACAAGAGGCCGCCGCAAACCTTAGCTCTGCTCAACAAGAAGCCGATGCGGCCAGACGCGCCCAGCTTGGCTTTGACACGCCACGCAACCGCGCCCGTCGCGAGCAGGCCGACCGCGACCTCGAAGAGCAGCGGCAGGCGAATGCGAGGGTCGAGGATGCAGTAGCCATAGAACGCGACCGGCTTGAGAGGCAGGCTCTCGGCGGGCGAGGGCCGCTTGCTGGCGTCTTTGCCGAACTAGAGGCAATCCAAGAAGAGATCGACTCCGGCAACTATACGGCCGAGCGGTACGCAGAGCTCATTGCGGAACGCCGAAGGCTTGAAGAGCAGGTGACGGCAGAAGCGGCCAAGGGCAACGCCGTCATCGCCGCCCGCGACGACAGCACTCGCATCGCCGAGCGGCAAGGCTCCGCTCGCCGCGGCGAGGAGTTGTCGCTGACGCCGGCAGAGCGTGCTGCCGAGCAAATGGCACAAGGCATGGCCGACATCAACGCCTACTTCGACCAGATGGCCCAGAACATCATTGATGCCGAGAACGGCCTGCCAGACCAGGCAGCAATGGGCGAGCTTCAGCAGAACGAAGCCCGCCGCCGCGAGGCGCAGAAGCGGTTTGAAGAGGATCAGATGCGAGCCGCCGCTCCGATGCTCTTCGACATGATGGATCAGGTCACGACGGCCGTCCTGCAAGGCCCGTCGCGGGCCGCCCTCGGCGCAACCGACGCATCGACGACCCAGGGGCAGGCAGAGCTCAACCGCCTGATCCGCGGCGATGATGCTGCCCGCGACGTCAACCTCGCGGAGCTCCAGCGTCAGACCCAGCTTCTCAAGAGAATCGCAGACAAGCCAGGCGCACCAGTCGCATAAATAAGGAGTACCAAGCGGTGGCAGACGTAACGTGTACGGTTTCAATGAAGGTCAACAAGGGATTCCTGCAATCCGACGTGAACGCCCGCGGCGTCACGGCGAGCATGACCAGCGACTCGATGATCGCGACGACTTACGCCCTGACGACGAACGCGACGACGCTTTCCACGGCGAACCTGTCATCCGTCGGGTTTGCCGTGTTTCGCAACCTCTCGACCGCGACGGCTTCTGTAGCCCAGATCGGCATCGACGCAGGCGGGTCGTTCGTCAGCCTCGCCACACTGAGGGCGGGCGAGCCGGCGTTGTTCCGGTTGTCCACTGGGCAGCAGTACCAGGCGATCGGGACCGCCGGCGCACGGCTTCGCGTGGACATTACGGAGGGCTAGTCAGTGGCAAGAGTTGCGCAGGTACAGAGCGGCCAGCGGTTCGAGAAGTCTGGCATCACGCCGACTCGGCAGAAGTCATTTCGCATCGTCCGCGAAACACCCGGCGAATTCCTCGACTTCGAGAACCTGTGCAAGGTTCGCATCGGCTCACGAGACGCCGAGAATCCGGCTCTGCGGTGCGTGTCATACACCGCTGAACCGGAAGGCGAGGGCCGCCTCGTCTGGCTGGCTACGTTCACGTATACGTGGACGCCAATGGCGTCAGACTCAGAGAACGACAACGGCAATCCATACGTCCCTGGACCGGCTCCGCAGATCGACGGGAACGGCATCGAGCAGAGCTTTCCTGGGCCAGTTGACGGGACTGCGCTCACGCAGGCACCAGACGTCCGGCCTGCTAATTGGCACATACAGTCGTCGCTGATTGAGGCTCCCGTATATAGCTGGAGGAAAGAGGGTCAAGGGTTCGGTTTTAACCCAAATCCAACTAACCCGGCTGGTGATATTTACGAAGGAGTAACAAAGCTTGAGCCCGTAGTCAGCATTCACGTCCAGCAGTTCATGTGGCCCGACCCGACGGCAAACGCAATGCACGTCGGGAAAGTGAATAAGGAGCAATGGACGCTTGGGCAGATGGTGATGCCGCCACGTAGCGTCATGTTTCGTGCAATGAACACGCAGCCGCATAACGAGATATTCGACGGGCAGATTTTTCGCGGGTGGATGGCAACGTATGAGTTTCTCTACAGAACGAACTATGTCGGAAGCCCGATAAACGCAGAAATTGGATGGGACTGGGCGCAGCCTCAGTCTGGCTTCAACGTGCGGGCGTTCAACCCAAATAACGCCCGCGCAGACCAAGACTTGTACGGCCAGCCGCTTCGCCACGCCGCAGGGAGAATTCCCATCCCGCTCTCGCTTCCAGATGGAATTAATGCTGGCGACAAGGTGCGTGCGATGGTGCGAATTGCCGAGGTGGAGGGCGGGATCACGCAGCTTCCGTCCGCGCAGCCAATCGCGCTCAACGACGACGGGACTCCGCGGCTATCAACGGCGTCGCCGCCGGTTCTCGTCTATAGATATGTAATCTACGACGAACTCGATTTCGACATTCTTGGCGTTCGGCTTCAGTAGCATTAATGGAAAAAGGCTTCCTCATAGGCGAAAGCCTGCTGACGCGGATCAAGACGTCGCTCGACAGAGCGGACGGCCAGCCGATACGTCTTGGCGACGCGGCGATACCGACGAGATTGCAGGATGTGCCGCGTGG